TATCATTCTCACTCTCGCAACTGATGATCTCGACGCTCCTGTTCGCAGGGTAGCTTTGTCCTGATGGACACCGGCTATAGCACTTCCTCAACGCCGGTCTCCGGGCCAGCGTCAAGCTCAGACAGCGCAAAGGAAGATAACCAATACTGGTCGGTTGAGCGCTGCAAGAAGTCTTACCTCGATTATCTCTTCAATAAGACACAGGAAATCGAGGAACAGAAAGAAGCCCGTCGATACTATCACGGCTCGCACTGGACCGAAAAGCAGATCAAGGAGCTGAAGAAGCGCAAGCAGCCGGTCGTTACCTTCAACCGGATCGGCCGCAAGATCGATGGCGTCATTGGCCTGATCGAACGGTTGAGGCAAGACCCGAAGGCTTATCCTCGCACGCCGGACCAGGATGAAGGCGCAGAACTAGCTACGGCCGTTCTCCGCTATGTGCTGGATGAACAGGAATGGAAGGCCAAGTCTCCCGAAGTTGCTCGAGATGGCGCAGTCGATGGCATCGGCGGGGTCGAGATCGAGATCATCCAGGGCGATCAGGGCGATCCCGATGTGGGCTTTGAAGTCGTAGAGCCGGATTCGTTCTTTTACGATCCGCGGTCCTTCAAGGGGGACTTTTCCGATGCTCGTTACATGGGCGTCGGGAAATGGATGGACCTTGATGCTGCAATCGAGATGTTCCCGGACGCTGAAGATGATCTTCGCGCGGTCGGGACGTATTCATCGGAGCTAAGCTCGAATCCCGATCGGGAAAAGCGCTGGTTTACCGAGATCGGCTCAAAGCGTTTGGTTCGATTGGTCGAGATTTGGTATCGGCACAAGGGCGGCTGGTGCTGGGCCGTGTTCACGGGATATTCGATCCTGATGGAAGGCCCATCATATCTGGCGGACAATAAGAAACAGCCAGTCTGCAAGTATATCATGTTCTCGGCCAACGTCGATCATGACGGCGATCGATACGGTTTTGTCCGGAACATGAAATCCGCGCAGGACGAATACAACCATCGCCGCTCCAAGGCACTGCATCAGATCAATTCCAAGCGTATTGTTCTTGCTCAGGGTGCGGTTCAGAACATCGAAGAGGTGCGCCGGGAATGGGCGCGGCCTGATGGCGTTGTGGTCGTTCAGTCCGATGATGTCGGGAAGGGCGTCAAGGCGGACGACCAATCGTTCGATTTCGCTGGCCAGCTCAAGCTGATGGAAAACGCCGTCAGTGAGTTGGACAATTACGGACCTAACCAAGCGCTGATCGGAGATCAGAACAATCAATCCGGCCGGGCGATCCAGTTGCTTCAACAGGCTGGCATGGCGGAACTCGGGCCGTTCATTCTCGGATACCGCGGCTGGAAGGTCAGGCTTTACCGGGTGATCTTCAACGCTGTGCAGAAATTCTGGACTGGAGAGCGCTATATCAGGGTGACGGACAACCAGGATGTCATGCGGTTTGTCGCACTCAACAAGCAGGGCGTTGACCAGAACGGACAGCCGGCGGTCATGAATCCCATCGGCTCGCTCGATGTGGACATCATCATCGATGAAGGTCCGGACACGATCAACGCCCAACAGGACGTTTATGAGACGCTTTCGCAAATCCTGCCCTCCGTTGGGAAGGCTCTCCCGCCACCTGTCATGACCGCTGCGGTCGGTATCCTGATCGAATCCTCAGCCCTTCCGGCAAGCGCCAAGAAGCAATTCCGGGATGCGCAGGCGCAAGCCAGCCAGCCCAATCCAATGGCTCAGCGCTCGGCTGTGGCTGAAGTAGCCGGTAAGGAAGCCGATGTTCGCAAGACGGATTCCGAGACGGCCAGAAACCTTGCCGATGCGCGATCAAAGGGAATGCCTGAAATAGTCGGTCAGGGGGATGGTATCGATCCTCGTCTTAAGAACCTGAAAGTCGCAGCCGAGATTGATAGCGAACAGGCGAGTGCAAGGCACAAGAACTCACAGGCCGCGAAAAACGATATGGAAACCTTCATCGCGCCCCATCAGGCGGCGCATGATGCGACCTTGGATCATCTCGAACATAACCAATCGATCCAAAGGGATCGGCAGGCTTATGAGAAGCAACTAGCACAGACCAGGGAACCGGCATAAATGGCCAACAAATTCTATCTCAAAGAGTTTGAGACGATCCCGAATATAGGGTCAACGGCTGCCCAAATCTGGAGCGAGCCTTCCTCGGTATTTCAGGGGTTCACGATCAGCAGCACGCATGCTGAATCGAGCGCATTCGGAACCAAGACCAAGTATGTCTGCATTACCTGCGATCAGGATGTAGCCTATCTGGTGTCGAACGCCGGAACTGCCGCAGTTGCAGCCACGGACTTTCCGCTTTGGTCGAAAACCTACATCGCGTTCGCAGTCAATGCGGGCGACAAGCTCTCGGCTGTGCTGTGGAGCTAAACAAGATCGTTCGCGCCTGACGATATAGGCGCACTCTCGCACGCCGGCAGCGACATGCAGGCATTCGTCCCGCCACGAAACGGCGAACAGGTGAACAATGGCTGAAATCTCTGATGAGGAACTTTTCAACAACGCATTGACTGACGAACCGAACGAACCCGTCGCGGATGAAACGGCGGGCGAGACAAGCGAGCGAGCCCGAGACGCACAGGGACGCTTTGCCGAAAAGACGGAAGAGAACGAGGTAAAGCCGGAACCAAAGCCGGCCGAGACCGAGGCTCAAATCCCGTCTTGGCGACTGCGGGAAATCAGGGAAGAGCGCGACCAGCTTCGGGCCATGTTGACCCAGCTTCAAGCTCAACCCAAACCGACCACGCAGCCGCAAGCAAAGCCCGACCTGTTCGAAAAACCGGATGAATTTGTCCGGCAGGGTGCGCAGGAGCTTGTCGATCCGGTCAAGGCCGAAATTTCCGCATTGCGTGAGGAATACTCCCGCATGCATGCCATCGACAAGCATGGCGAGGAAAAGGTAGGTCAGGCCTATGCGGCATTGGATCAAGCGGCGAAAGCCGGCGATCCCGAGGCCGTTGCGATCGTCGGACGTGTCAAGCAATCCATGACTCCCTTTCAGGAGATCATGCGCTGGCACGAGAAACAGTCAGTCTTTTCGCAGATCGGCAACGATCCGGAAGCCTGGTTCCAGAAACAACTGGAAACCAAGATTGCAGATGAAAAGTTCAAGGGCGAGCTTCTCGCGAAGCTTCAGCCCCAATCAAGAGAGAAGCCGAAGCCTGTTTTCAACGTCCCGCCTTCCCTGAGCCGCACCGCAAGCGCGACCGCGGCATTCGAGGAGAGCGGAGACCTGTCTGACGAAAGCCTCTTCGCTCACGCGATGCGCTAACAGCCGCTCAAGCTTCTTAAACGAATGCAAGCCGCCCTCCTGGGCGGTTTTTTATTGGGCGAGTGAGAGCGCAGAAAGGAAAAAATGGCTCTCTCCACCACTCAATCCAACAATAAGTTGGTCAAGTTCACGCAGGATATCAATCGTGAATTTGTACGCGAGAATATGTTCTCGCCCTATATGGGCGAGCCGATCAACAGCATCATCCGCCTGCGGAATGAGCTGAAGAACGGCGGCGAACAGATGAACATCCCGATCACCGGACGCCTCCAGGCGCTCGCGAAAGGTCAGGGAACGCTGGTCGGCAACGAAGAGCAGATCGACCAGTACGGTATGCGCGTCTGGCTCGATTGGCGCCGCAATGCCGTCGTGACCAACAAGGCGGAACGCCAGCGCGACTCGGCTGACATCTTCGGTCAGGCCAAGCCGCTGCTGTCGGACTGGATCAAGGAGCTTCAGCGCGACGAGATCATCTCGGCGTTCATGGCGCTCCCGTCCGAATCCGCCCCTGTCGGGCTCGGAACCGATGCCGGCCAAGCCGTCAACGGTATCCTCTACCAGGATGCCACGGCTGGCCAGCGCAATACGTGGAACAGCGACAACTCCGATCGCGTGCTCTACGGCAATTCGACTGCGAACTACAACGCGACCCATGCAACCGCGTTGGCGAACTGCGATACCACCAACGACAAGCTGACGGCGGACAATCTTTCGCTGCTCAAGCGTGTCGCGATGAACGCCATCCCGAAGATTCGTCCGTTCAAGACCAAGGACGGCTACGAATACTATGTGGCGTTCACCGGAACCAACCCGTTCCGCGACCTGAAGTCAGACCTCAAGGTCATCAACTATTCCGCTCGCGCCCGTGAAGGCCGCGGGATGGATAACAACCCGCTATTCCAGGATGGCGATCAGCTCTATGACGGCGTGATCGTTCGTGAAATCCCTGAAATCTCCAGCTTTGTTACCAACGTCTGGACCACGCTCAAGACGGCCGGCACTTCGTCGGCTCGTGTCGAGCCTGTGTTCCTGTGCGGTCAACAGGCTGCCGCGATGTGCATCGGCCAGATGGCGAAGCCCACCTTCCGCAAGGAAGATGATTACGGCTTCATCACCGGTACCGGCATTGAGATGGCCTACGGTATCGCAAAAATCTTCACCAAGCCTTCGGCACTGACGACCGGCACCAAGTTGGTGCAGCGCGCCGTTGCCACGGGCTTTTTCGCTTCGGCTGCGGATTAAGAGGAGAACAAAACAATGACTGGACAAACTTCTCTTAACAACACCTCCCGCGTTGCGGATCAGGGTCCTGGCCCGTACACGCAATCCGGTGGCCGCATGTCAACCTTGACGGCGAACACCACTCTGGACGCCGGCAAAGACGATCAGATCATCCTGCTCAATGCGCTGGCTGGTTTGACCGTCACGCTGCCGGCGGCCACGGGTTCGGGGACTCGTTACCGTTTTGAAGTCTCCGTGCTCGCGACCTCGAACAGCTATATCGTTCAGGTGGCGAGCGCGACCGACTTCTTTACGGGTGTCATCATGGGCACCCGTACCGACTCCGGCAACGCCGTTCTCGGCTTTGCCGCGGTCAACTCCGGCACTGTCGCGACCAACTCGGACACCATCACGCTCAACCGGACCACCACAGGTTCGGTGAACGTCGGTGAATGGATCGAGGTTCGCGATATCGCGTCGGCGACGTGGTATGTCACCGGCATGCTCTCGGCAACGGGCGCGGCGTTTGCAACGCCGTTCAGTGCGGCGGTGTAAAGTATCCTCCCAGACTTGCGGGCGGCTTTCGGGCCGCCCGTTTTTTTCCACATTGAAACGGAGTAAGCGCATGGCACGACCGAAGAAGAAAGTAATGGTAACGTGGCTTGGCGAGGATCACCTTCACCCCGAAGGCAACGGTCCAACCAAGAACGTCTGGAACGGTATCACCTTCAAGAAGGGTGAGCCAGTCGAGATTGATCATCCCCACATGATCGCCAAGGCGAAGGCCAATCCGTTCTATGAAGTGGATGGCGTTCGCGAGGAAGAGCAGCCCGATCCGCAAACCCCGGAAGGTGCTGAAACCTGATGGCTGATCTCTTCAAGACACGCGATCAACTCATTCAGCGTGCCTTGAAGGAATTGGGCGCGTTATTGCCGGGCGAGGCTGCGGCGCCGGAAGATTACGCCACGGTTGACGACATGATCGATCCGCTCGTGGCGCAGCTCAACTCGGATACGGTCTATTACGTTCAAGACCCTGACCAGATCGAGCTGGATGCCTTCATGCCATTGGCGCGTTTGCTGGCGAATGTCTGCGGGCCTGAGTTCGGCGCTCCAATCAATGACGACGCCAAGACAAGGGACGAAGCGATCCTGAAGCGCATCGGTTCGACCCGGCCGACATTCGAAGCACAGCGGGTCGATTACTTCTGATGCCTACCGTTCCGATTGTCTTTTCGACCTCGCACTTTCCGGGGTTGCGAACCAGCGAAGGCGCGGGACGGCTCTATAACTGCTATGCCGAACCGATTGGAGAGAGCGGGCGCTCAAATGCGGTTCGCCACAGGGCACCGGGATTGGTGAATTGGGGGACGACTTCGGACTCTGGCTTTCGTGGAGCAATCGAGGTTGCCGGCGTTCAATATGTCGCATTCGGAACAAAACTCGACAAGTTCACGAGCACGGCCGGCGGGGCTTCGGCAAGCGTAGGGACACTGAACGGGACCAAGAAAGGGTTTTTCGCGCGTAACAACGCGAGCACTCCTGATAAATGGTTTGTTGATCCTGACGGTAATATTGCCGTATTCACACCAACGACCGTTACGAACTCATGGCCTGATATCAATTTGCCATCGGTCAATTCGACATGCTCGATTGACGGCTATGGCGTGTTCACGACCGGAGACGGAAAAGCGTTCGCTACCGGACTCAACGCAACGTCGGTCAATGCGCTCTCGTTCGGAACCGCTGAAGCAAAACCGGACGGACTGACAAGGGGTATCAACTGGAACGGAAGGCTCTATCTCATGGGGCCGCAGACCATCGAGATTTGGACGGATCAGGGATTAACACCGTTTCCGTTCGCAAGGATTGACGTGATCTCGCTCGGCATCGCCGGGCCTTATTGTGTCACGGGACACGAGGATAATTTCGGAAAGGGGCTGTTCATCGTCGGCAGCGACAATGCAGTCTATCAGATCGTAGGAAATGCACCGACGAAGATTTCGCCGCCCGACCTTGACGGCTTGATCGAGGCAGTCAGTGACAAGACCACAATCGAGATGTGCTGCTATATCTCCCGTGGCCATGCGTTCATCCAGATATCGTGCGCCAACTGGTCATGGGTGTACGACATGAACACCTCGAAATGGCACGAGCGGCCGTCCTATCTGGCGTTACGAAGCAGGATCACGCAGGCTTATTACTCGTTCGGTCTTTGGCTGTGCGGCGATACCAAGACCGGAAATATCCAGAAAATCACCAACGCGGCTTACGATGAAGTCGGCAGTCCATTGCCCGCAGAGGCATGGTCAACGCCGGTCCAGAACTTTCCCGCGCGACTTCGCGTTGCAACTATGTGGTTTGATTTTGCTGTTGGTGTTGGCATCGCGAGTGGGACGGACCCGACGCAGACCGATCCGAGCGTTGAAATCTCCTGGTCGGATGATGGCGGCCAGACGTTTCATGTGCCTGCCATTCGCAAGCTAGGCAGGCAATCGACGGGCAGGGCACGGGTTCGTGTCAATCAGTGTGGAGTGACAGGCTCTCAAGGTAGGATCGTCAAGGTGCGCGTGTCTGATCCGGTTCACTTCGGTCTGATGAGCGGGATGATGTCAACTGACCTGAGGGCTGCATAGTGGCGCGGAAAGCTTTCGATCCATCGTTCAAGCTCATCAATGATGATGGAACAGCGACGCAGTATTTCAGCGAGTTGATGCAGAGAATCGTGAAGAGCCTTCCGACGAGGCCGGTTTCCGCGACCGAACCGACCGCAGGGCAAGTTTTGAAATACAATTCCACGACACAACAATATGAGCCGGGCTGATGGGACTTTTTGACGTTTTCACGGGCGATCCTGCAAAGGACGCCGCAGCCAAGAATACGGCGCTATTGCAGGCCAACCAAACGGCTGGCACGAACACGCTTCAGCAAGGTCAAGGCAACGCGATAGATGCGCTCGGCCGGTCTGCCGGCCTCTACGCGCCCATCGCCGCGAAATACGGCAACGCAACCAATCTTGGTCTTGATGCGCTCGGCGTCAATGGTCCGCAAGGCAACACAAGGGCGACTGCTGCGTTCCAAGCTTCGCCCGGTTATCAGTATTCGGTCGATCAGGCGCTTGACCAAACCAAACGCGCTGCGGCCGCAAGCGGTCAGGACATTGGCGGCAATACATTGGCAGCTCTTTCCGATCGCGCTGGCAACATGGCGAACCAGTCTTATGGCAGTTGGCTTGATCGTCTCAACGGTTACGTCTCTCCCGAGCTATCTGCGACCTCGGGGCAGGCCGGCGCAATTGCCAGCGAGGCTCCGGTTTATACCAATACAGCCGGAAGCATCGCCAATCTCGGCACGACCACGGCGACAGGAATCGCAAATCAAAACACGCAGGCCGCGAATGCCCAAATGCAGGGTTCTGGCAATTTGTGGAATCTCGGCATCAATGCAGCAAAACTTGCGGTGGGCATTCCGTCATTTGGAAGCGGAAGTTTGCTGGGCAGCCCGTCCGGATCATCCGGGATGGACCCCAACCGCTGAGGCGATAGATGTCTGAACTGACCGTTCCCCAAGTCGATTTCTCCGGTTTGGGGCAACTCCCGCAAATCTATCAGCAGGGGCACCAGCAGCGTCAGCGCCAGATGGCGCTTGCAAATTTGGGACAGGGTGACTCGACGGATGCGAACACTCTTCTTCGCTCTGGCGATCTTTCGCTTGCACAACTCGGCTTGAACCTTCGCAACCGGCAGGAAGATCAGGCGCGACAAGCCCAACTTGATGCGAGACAGGCAGCGCGCGATAAGATCGCAGATCAGCACTGGCAAGCATCGTTTGGGTTGCAGCAACGCTCGGCTGATCGCGCCGATCAGACGCCAGTTGACAAAGCCAATGAGCGGGCCACGGTTGCGAAACAATACGGCATCGATCCGAGTTCTCCTGAAGGTCGGCAATTTATTGTCACAGGACAGATGCCGCAGACCGCATTGGACACGGCAACTCAGAGGGCTGGTGTTGCCCGTCAGTATGGAATTGATCCTCAAAGCGCCGAGGGCCGCGCATTCATTCTGAATGGCAAGCTTCCAGATACTACGCCTCCCGAGAATTATGAAGTAAACCCTGATTTTGGCAAGGTTGAAGGCGCTCCAAAGATCAGGCCGGTTTCCGGTGGTCCTGCCGATCCAGCCACGATTGCGGCGGATGCAGAGGCCAAGCAGGGCAGTGGCATGAGTGATGGCGCGGTGGATATTCTCGCCCGGCGTGTGGCCTCTGGTGACACTACGGCGCTCACCAATGTCGGACGCGGCGCGCAGGGTTCCAAAAACATCGAGCGCATTCAAAACCGCGCCGCTCAACTCCTCCAGCAGGAGGAAGGTCTTTCTCCGCAAGATGCTGCGAAACGTGTCATCGGCAACATCCAGTCCGTCAAGGCTTCTCAGGTCGGTCAGAGCGCGGAAGCGCGTACAGGCGCAACACGCGAAGCCAACCTTAACTTGATCCTGAAGGCGACGGACGCCGCAATCCCTGCCGCGCTTGAAGCGTCGGACAAGGTTGCGCGAACCGGATGGGTGCCCATCAACAAGATCATCCAGGGTGGCGAAGTCGTCGCAAGTAATCCGGACCTGAAGCGCTTCGGCATGGCTAACCTTCAGCTTGCCGAACATTGGGCGCGGGCGATGAACCCCACTGGAGTGATGCGCGAGTCTGATCGCGATAAGGCGCTAGGCTTCCTCTCGACTGCTGATAGCCCGCAAACCTATCGCGCGGCTGTCGATCAATTGCGCACGCAGATCACGCGCGAGCGTGACGCTGTGAGAGGGTCTATTCCTGAAACGTCGCAGTTCAAAGGTGGGACGGCCCCTAATGCCACATCACCCCATCCCGATCCTCTTGGGATTCGTTAATGCCCACGATTACTGAGATCAGGCAGCAGTTTCCGCAATACAATGATATGCCGGATGGGGCGCTAGCCGATGCGCTGCACGCCAAGTTCTATTCTGACATGCCGCGCGCCGAGTTCGACAAAAAGATCGGATACACGTCAACGGCGCCAGACAAATTCCGTCAGGCGGCGATCGATGAGGCAATTAGGGCACCATCTCCTGGATTTACTCAAAGGCTCGTTCACGGCGCAACGCTTGGTGCCGACACAACGGCTCTTGCGGCACTAGAGACGCCCCTAGAAATGATTAAGCGCGGCACATTTAATCCCGTCGAAGGCTATAATTATGCGAAGGCGCGCGAAGATCAGATTTTGTCTGATGCTCGCAAGAACACCGGCATTGTTGGGGCCGGCGCCGAGGCGTTAGGTGGTGCGGTAAGCGCTGGAGGTCTTGCCAATGCCGGCGTGACGGCGGCTAGGTATCTGCCGCAGGGCGCAAATTGGTTGGC